AGCCATATAAACTTCGTTAGCGGCTATAGCCCAAAAATCTAACTTAGTTAGAACCGGCTCTTTTGTCGTACGGCGACGCCTAGCGACTTTCTTTCTTGGTTTCCTTTTGGTGGCCATGGCTAAAGTCTACTTCCTAGTTATGACAATAAAGAGTTCATCTATGCGATCTGAAAGGTGTTTTGTTTCCTGTTGAAGCGAAGTTAACTTGTCATACATGCTTGAGCCCCCATTGGGACGAAGTTCATTGAGCCATCCTCTGACCAGCCATCGAAGGCCGGCGAGAATTCCGATTAGTGTGGTTGTGATTCCTGCTAGAAAACCAGCCCACTCAAGGGCTGTCATTACTCTTTACTACCGATACCAAAGGCAGGGTCATCCGGATTTAAGGCACGAAGTATAGGTGCTGCAAAAGCAACTAAAAATGCTTTCCAAATGTCGTCAAATGAACCTGAAGGATTTGTTACATAAACAGTTGCTAGACAAACAAATGCGCTTCGTCCGTATGATTGTATTACTTCGATCAGTTGCTTATTCATTGTTTGCCCCCTATTAGTGGTATATTAAAAAAATCTGAATTGGTATCTTGGTTCTTTCGGAATGAAATATGAATGTGGTGGTTATGAGGGTTGTATCCTCGGTACCGTCTCCATTTGTAATTCATGATTGGTGACGCAATCATCCCCAAATGAATCACATAAGATATACGTCCGTAACTCTTTGCATACTGTCGAATTTGATCTGCCAAATATGCTGAAGTTCTTTTGTCGTCAGAAAGGCGAGCGTCCACGTCAATTGCTCTAACAACAAAGTTGGCTTTTGGGTCGGGTATGTGATCGCTCTTACCTCTACGTTTGTGATTAGCGTCAGCGTTCCACCCATCACTCTTGCGCTGGCGATCTGGGTATGAATCATCTATTTGATTGCGTAATTGTGCAGCCGCTTTACTAAGCCAAGGATTCAATTTCAATCCAACTTAATGTTAATTCATCCCAATACCAACCTTTTTCTGCTGGTTGTGGTGTCGGTGGTTGCCAATCAAAATTATCATCTAATGACCAAGATGAATAAGGTTGTGGTGCAATAAACACATCATTTACTGAATCATAAGAATACCCAATACCAGCGTATTGTTTGCGAATATTATTGTTGTATGAGGTGCGCTTGACTGTGTATGGCGTTCCTTGTGCGTAATAAGTTTCTGTGTCTAATCCGTCAATTAATTCTGCTTCATCTTTGCCAACAGTCACTGCAACAACAATGTTGTTTTCATCTAAATATGCGTAATGTGCCATTATGCCCAACTTACTGTATCTGAAACACCTGCTGCTGTAACTGTTGTTATTTTGTATGCACCGCTTGTACTTGTACTTTGAGTAACTCCACCACTAAAAGTTGCAGTTGCAGAAACTGGATACTTAAGAATAACTACACCAGAACCACCAGAACCACCAACTGTTGCCAAACCTCCACCTAATTGGTTTGCACCGCCGCCGCCACCGCCACCAGTGTTAGCAGTTCCTGAAGTGCCAGCAGTTGCTGGAGTTGTTCCATTACCACCTGCACCACCGCCGCCAAGTCCACCAGCACCACCCGCTTGAATGTTTACTGTTCCACCACCACCACCAGCATAATAAGTTGCAGTGCCAGTTATTGAATTGCTTAAACCAATACCACCAGCACCTGCTGGGCTCGGATAACTTGAATTTCCACCATCTGCACCAGCACCACCGCCTCCACCACCTTCGCCACCGCCTAAATCAATTCCACCATCATTGCCTTGACCAATTGTTCCAGTGCCAGCAGTGCCAGCAAGGGCTGCACCACCGCCTGAACCACCATTATTGCCATTTGCAGTTCCGCCTGTTCCTGCACCTGCACCAGCACCACCGCCTGTTGAAGTGTAAGAATGAAAAATACTGTTTGAACCATTTGAGCCTTTAGTGCCTAATCCACCATTTGCACCACCAGCACCAACTGTTAAAGAATAATTAGTTGCATAATTCAAAGTTAATGATGATCCACCAACATTTGTCAAATAACCACCAGCACCACCGCCCGCTGCTGCACCAAAGGAGGTTGAACCTCCTCCGCCACCGGCACCACCAGCAACAACTAAATAATCAATTGTTAATGGTGTAAATGTAGGTGCTAGAGTGGCTGATAATATATTTAACATTTATGCAATAGCCCCAACTACATACCAAACATTTGCAGATTGTTTAATTATTGCTGCTGATTTGTATTGTGCAAGGGTTGGTTGGGCTGCAACAGCGCCAGCACTTAGTACTGTAGTAGTACCAGATGTAACGGCTTTAATAGTTACGGCGTTCGATGCGATGTTTAATACTGTAATAACTGTGCCTATTGGAAAGTTATAAGTAGCATCGGTTGGGATGTTGAAGTTAGCAGCTGATGATTTATTCATCGGGATTAACTGCTGGTACTCATCACCGCTGCCTGCTGTGTAATCTGCTGTTTTAGCGGTTTGTACCTCAAAGGCTGGCAGTCCATTCCACATAGCGGATGTGACTACTTGTCCTGTTGTGCCTGGAAAAGTTGACATTATATCTCCTTAATAAGATAAGACGTTTTGGTCTAAGACACCATAATCTATGTTGCCTATTATAAACCCATCTATGACAGGTTCTAGCGTTGTAAACACCACTTTGAAGCTATTAGGTGTGATGGTGTTGGCTACGCCAAATATCTGCAAGGTTTTTTCTAGCTTAGAGCCACCAGGTTGGGTGGTGATTACTGTGATCGGATCAAAGAAATCTAGGTTTAAGGCAGCGATTATGCCTGTGTTGTAGTTAGGGGTGTATAGGTCTAGCTCGATAGCATCGCATCGGATCGTGGTCTCAGCTCTAGATGCTACATAGGCCCTTGCGTAGTCTTCTGCTACTGCGTCTGTTTGCATTAAAAGATCCTGAAGGTTATAACTATGAATAAAATACTTGTCAATAGATGGCTGATTGATGGCTGTTTGTGGTGACCCACCTAATCTACTGATCTGGGCTGAGTTAAATATTAAATCGTCATTTAATTTCCATTGAGCATTAGCGTATGTAATGCCAGTACCATCATCTGCAAAAACTGTAGGAGTATCACCAATGCTGGCTGTAGCAGTTAATCGATCTTTGAAAACAAACTCACCATTAAAATCTACATATACAGCGCCATACTCTGAATCTGCAACAGTTTGCATAGCACCTAAAGATGTGCGTGCTGTGCCAGGATCAGCCTGTAAAGTAGTTTGACCTGCATCTATTAAACGCATTGATGGTGGCCAAGCAATTTCATCTAATATCTGGTTAATACGTGTGCCTGATAAGTCGCCAGCCGTAGCGCCTGTGACCGTGCTGATCTGTGCGTTTTGTGCAAGCCTCATAGCATCTACAGCTGTAATAGTTGTATAGGCAACCTCTGTAGCATCTTTAGGTTGAGTATTAACATAAGATGTAATAAAACCTGAAAAGATAGGATAAGTAGTGCCGTTGTACGTAGCAGTAATTTGCACTTTTTTCATTGGTGTCAGTAATCCATAATAAGGACTGCTAACGTTTGTAGGGTTAAAATCGCCGTTCTGATCTACAATACGTAAAGTTAATTGACCTGTTTGAAATTGATCGACAAGTGGACTACGACCTGAAGATGTTTGCACATAATTAACTTGATTAGATACGTCAACAATTACAGCTGCGGCATCGGCCAATACGTTAGTGCCTAATATACCTGAATCGATTAGAAATGCCTGAGCGAATGCTGGGCCAGTGCTAAAGTTAATTATTGCATTAATTGTTGGTACGGTCATTGACTAATACCGCCAGCAGGTAATAATTTGTTGCCAGACTTTAAGGCTGTGCGTACTGTGTCAGTTATAAGCCCTTGCAATTCTTGGTTTGTAACAATAGTGCCAGCATTCACAGGCACATTAACTACTATTGGTGCTGCTGTTGCGCCCATAGCGCTTTGATTTGTAACACCTTGTGGCACTGTGTAATTAAAAGATTGACCTTCTAGTGGTGCTAATTGACTGCGACCCCTGCCAGTTATATTACCCAAAGCATCAAATAAGGCTGGGCCAAAGTTTCTTATAGCTGTGGTAGTTTGATTAAATGCTTCGGCTAATAATTTGCTAGCACTACTAGCTTCTAATTCAGCATTATATTTCTTAGCCAAAGCCTCGTTATTGTCTAGGATCGCTAACTTAGCCTGTATGCGTAGTTTAGTCTCATCATCGGTAGCCTCGCCTAGCGCCTTCATTAAGGCTATGCGCTCAATGTTAAACTTTTCTTCTAGTTTATCTACCTCAGACTTAGCCTTCATTTTGTTAATTTCGTCTTGGCGTAGTTTGTTAGAAGTCTTTAACCTCGTAATTTCTTTAACACGCTCTATATCTTTAGTGGCACTAGCGCCAAGTCCATAAGTAAAGTTGGATGTAGGTTTTGTTCTTTCTGTTTCTCCAAGTTGCTTCAAAATTGTTGCTAGAGGGCCATACAACATTTTTATTGATATGTCTTTTAATCCTAAAGATTCTAGCAAACCTGTGAATTTACTTATTAACAAACTTATGCCCAAAGTTATATCAGCAATATCTGTCGCTAGTTCTGTCATAGCATTGCTTACGTTTTCAATATTTTTATCTTTGCCTAATAATGCCAAAGAATCTAATAAACCTTTGCCAATAATTTCACTTGCATCTGCTGCTGCAACTTTGAGTAAATCCATTTTGCCAGCATAAGTATCTAATCTAGCTGCCGCTTGCCCTGCAAATTTTTGATTTAACTCAGCTAGAATATCTTCCATCTTGCCAGCCTTTAAGGTGGCCTTACTGATGCCTGCGCCTAGCCTGCTTAATCCTGTGGTGTTGCCTGAGTATCCACGTGTTAATGCAGCGCTAACCTCGGTTACAGATTTACCAGTAGCAGCGCTAATGTTTAGAGCTGTATTTAATGCTTCTTGGCTTTTAGATACAGAGCCAGTAACTGTCAATAATTGCTGGAATGCTGGGCGTAGTTGGTCATCTAATACACCTGTAGTGCGCTGTAAATTGGCTATGTAATTTTCTACTTCGGGTGCTGCAAACGCAAATCCTGTATTACGTAATTGTATCTCTAGGGCTTTGGCTGCCTTCTCATCTTCCATAAAAGCGGCAACGGCCTTTTTGCTAAATGCTGTTAATTTTTGAGCAGCAAATACGCTGGCAAATGTGCCACCCAATTTTTTAATAGTTTTATCAAAGGCGCTGATTTCCTTCTGGCCTTTTTTTAATCCTTTGTTATCAAAGGTGCTGACTGCGCTTACAATTAAATTGGCCACTATGCCGCCTTACGTAACTCTGTTTTATTCTTAAAATCTATAGCAACTGTATTAATGGCTTTTACTACAGCTGGTATTACTTTGTTAAATTCTTCAAACCAAGCTCTATAAATTAAGCGACCTCGTTGCTTGCCTTCGCCCTTCATCTGGCTAATTGATTCGGCAGATTCTATAAATTGAATGCCAGCGTTAGGGTTTAGGCTTTCAGAATTGGCTGCGCCTCTGCGATTTTTACGCCCAGCGGTTTCAAAAATTGCGCCAGGTGCAGATATATTGGCTACATAAAATGCAGCAGCAAAGCCACTGCGATTGCGCCTGTTTGTGCCAGCATTGTATTTTATTAAATTTTTTGCTAGTGAATAGTCGTAGGCTGGAAATGCCCGATAGTTAATAGTCTCACTAGATGATGTGCCTTTGCCCCAACCGCTTAGCACTTGATCTTGTTGGGGTAAATAGCCACGTGCTTTATCTCTGACAATAAGCATCGCTGTCTTGATATCTTTAGCCATCTGCTTATTAAGCTGTGGCTCTACTTCTCGCATAGCCTTCTGGAGTTGCTTAACGCCGTTTACCACGACTGGCATTTCGGATCTCCTTAGCTCTGTCGGTTAGCACCTGTATGATTGCGGCATACATTTCGCTATCCATATCAATAAACTCTCTAGGCGGTATCCCAGTCTCTACGCTCAGCTGTGCGATGCTGTAAAGGATTGAAGACCGCTCGGTTATTTTTTTTCTTCGTCTAACACCTCAACAGTGTCTAAACTGTCGATAAACTCAACGCCCCACAAAGGTATCTGAGCGCCAGCCCTGCGTAAGCATTCATAAGCAAGCCAGAAAATTTCTGTTTGCCTTTCGTGCTCACGCAAGACCTTGCTAATTCCTGAGCCGTACTTTAACTCGAAAGCGTACTCGACACCTGGTGTTATCTTGTGCTCTGATACTTCACCATTAGCCCTTGTTATCTTTAGCTTTGCCATTATTACTCCTTAGTTAAAATGCCACCGATGGTGACACTGTGATAGCGGAGTTTACTGTAAAGGATAGGCTGCTAGTTGCAACTTCAGCCACGCCGCCTTGCCCGATTGGAGTCAAGTTATTTACCAAGATTGAGAATTGGTAAGTAGGGTTTGTAGCTGATACGGCAGTGCCTTTAACAGTAATTACGGATACTGATAGAGTCTTGCCAAAGGCTGCGTTAAGTGTGTCATTAACCTGTGCAGCTGCCCAGTCATTGATAAAGTCGATAGTAAATGTGCCTGATTGTAGGCCAGCAACAAACTTATGAGCTGTATCGCCCATAGCGGTTACTTCTAACTCATCTACGATCTGGTTAATTACGGCATTAGTTACGTATGAGCTAATGTCGATTGAAGGTGTGGTTGGTGCAGCATTAGTAGCCAACTTAACACCAACGTTATTATTTAAGTATATTGCCATTGTTATTCCTCGTCTTTCTTAGTTTGTGCAGTTGGTTTTGGTGCGTCTTTAATTTGGCCTGTCTTAATTAAGAAGGCTAAGTCCTCTGTGTGTGCCATTGTTTAACTCCAGCTCGTTAGGATTGATACAGTTATTTCTGACGTTAATAAATCTCCACTAGCTGCATTGGTTATAGCTGGAGCGGAGACACTTGATATGTTGTAAACCAGGGCCGATGCCGCCAGTTTGGTTACTACTGCCACAATAAAATCTTCCATACCTTTTAGGTTGCCTTGATTGTCAAATGCAGGTGTAGTCATTAAAATCTTAAAATTAGC